CGCTGTCAAATCGCTTTTGCATTACACTCTCCCCGGCCAGATTCGGAACATAGAGTTATCTGGATCGTTCAGCATCCTGCGAATATGCTCAGGGTTAGCCATCCACTCTTGGAAGCTGATCTTATGTTTGTTGCAGTACTGCTCGATGACTACATTGGGAATGCATGCTGCGTGTTTCATTTCGCCACTGCCGTGGAATCCTTCGTTATGCAATGCCTTGGCGCGCTCTAAAACAGGCGTGCAATCCTGAATTCGCTCAAACGTGGTGATATCTCCATTCACATGGATCTTCGTGCCAACGGCATCAGCCGCTCGTTTTTGCATGCGTGCTTGTAATACAGGGTTCACAGAATCACCTCTTGCCCGGGACGGGCGGTAAAAGTTGGCGTGCCAGTAGTGTTTTCAGTTACCAATTGGATCCAAACGCCAGCTGGAGCTACACCAGTCAGCGTGCCAGTCACGTTTTGGCTAATCGCCAAGCCAACCGTAAGAGTGCCCGTGTTTCCGTTCTGGAATCGTGCCAACTCCTGAGCTCCAGTAGTGCATGTGTTATTCGTGTATGTCCGCAGATAGACCGTGCCGGCTTGGCCGCCAGACAGGCTCAGAGACGTCGCGATATCGACCGCATAAGTAACCAATGCGTCTCGCGATGCGCTCACTTGGAAGCAGGTGTTGAGAGACCTAGTCGTATAGTTGAAGCTGCGGTTAGTACCTGCAGTAACTCGTCCCTGCGCGTCCGTAGTCACGCCACTGTAATTGCCAGCAGTGCCAACATTCGGCATGCTCACAGTGCCAGTCGTGGTGATAGTGCCACCAGACAATCCAGCCCCAGCAGTTACGCTAACGACAGATCCTGGCCCTGCTGGCCCCTGCGCTCCGGTATCACCCTTCGGGCCTTGCGAACCAGTTGCCCCAGTTGCACCGGTAGCGCCTTGGGGGCCAATAAGGCTTGCAAGCCACTGCGAAATCGTGCCTGAGTAGCCAGAATCCACAGCCACTTGGTAAGCACTTTTGCCATCAGCACCAGTCGCGCCCATCGGCCCCATAGAGCCATCAGTTCCTGCTGGCCCGGCTGGGCCAACGGGGCCTTGCATCCCTTGGATACCCTGCACACCTTGTGGGCCTTGCGCACCTGCTGGGCCAGCAGGCCCCTGAGGGCCGGTCGTCACAGGCAAAGTAAGCGTGTTGCCGGTCGTGAAGAACATCGTTCCCAACACAAAGCAAGTAGGCGTCGCGACGCCACTCGTTACTGCGCTCATACCCATTACACAAGGGTATGTGTTATCAGGAGCCATGAACTTGCTCAGGTATGCAGTGTTGGATGCATTCCTTTGGTCAACCCGGACGGCATTAGCCGTCTGGGCCATAGCAGCAAATGGCAATACGCTTACTAAAACGAGTGCGATCAGCTTTTTCATGGACTACTCCTTAGCAGTCTTCCAGTGGAGATACAGCAACAGTACCTGCAGCCGTATCCTGAATTGCCGCGATATGAGTGATGCCACGCTGCACATCCAAAATCACAGCGTCGCCTGGCTGAACCATCAGGTCAGTAGCAACAGCAGTCGTTCCAGCGCCTTGGCCGATACGCACGCGGGCATTTGCAGTGCTGGTAATCCGGATATACCGAGGAATCTCACCACTAGACGCATTAGGCAGCGCTGCGGAAACCGAAGCCGCGCCGGTCGTGATGTTGATACCAGTTGCCGTTACTACGATGCTTGGGCGGTTGCGGTACATGGTAAATCCTTTCGAAAAACGCCCCCGAAGGGGCGCTTGGTTAGGTCAACTGGTATTGAATGTACGCATTCGCCACCAGCCCTGCAGTGGTCGCAGAACCAGTAATGGTGATGAATTGGCTAGTCGTCATTTTCTGAACGGACTTGCCATTAGCCCCCTTGTCATCAATGTTATTGACAACTTTCTCCGTGCCGCCGATCGCATACGTATCAATCAGATTTGCAGAAGACGTAGTGCCATCTGCTGCCGTACCCACAGAGATATTGGCAGCACCAGTGGACTTGGTCAGTACGTCAATATCGATACGAGTGACAATAATTGGCACATTCTCAGGGTTTTGCCATGCCAGCACAGCGCCGCCGGTCGTTGCAGCAGTAGCAGTCAACGCAATCTTTCGAGTCTTCGTGTTACGGAAGTTTTGGCCACCTACCTCAAAGATATTGCTGGAGCTTGCATCGTCTACAAACAGCATGCCCCCGGTCGCAGTTTGACGGATATTAGTACCCATAACTCTCTCCTTTAAAAGAAGGGGCCGAAGCCCCTATTGGGTTGAATTACAGGATATCCACCACTGCGCCGCCGGACTTCGGATTGCGCGCTTCCAGTGCATATTCGCCCAGGATCTGACGACGAATGCTGTCGCCAGTCTTAGCCAGTTCCCACGACTTGATAGGACGCAGCCATGCAACAGCCCATTTCTCGGACTCCAGCACAAACACGTCACGTGCGCGCTGGAAGCGATTTGGAACTGCCTTCAGCGTGCCGAAGTCGGACACATAGATGTCCACAGCGGCAGTCACTTTCTTGTCTTCCGCTTCATCCATGCGAGTTGCATTGCCGGTGAAGGTGGAGAAGGTTTGCTTGGCCAGCGGGCCCATCATCACCACGTTAGGATTGCCGCCAGAGGTATAAACCTTCTGTGCAACGTCCTTCAGTAGTGCCTCAGTGAATGCACGTTGCGTGCCGTCAGTCTGAGCCACGTTGGTGACGTAGTTCGGAGCCACGTAGCCGGCACCTGCGTTGACGTTGGCAGAATCCACCCAGCCAACCAGGCCACGAGTACGGCGTGGAGAAGTAGCCGACACAGCGTTTTGGCACAGACCAAACTCGATATCGCGCTTCAGTTCTGCCGATTTCAGAGCCATCTGATAGGCCATTTCCGAAGAGCGGCCAGCTTTATCAACGTCTTCCTGAGTGCCAGATACTGCAGCGGTCTTCGAGGAAATCTGCGTGCGGTTCGACAGTCGAACGGTTGGGGTGGTGACGTTTGCAACTGCATCGTCGCCTTCCACCTGCTCATTGGCTGCAGCTGCAGCCAGGTCTTGAGTCTGCCATTCATGCAGGGTAGCAGTCGCTTTCGACTTTGCTGCCATGTTGAAGAATGGGGTTTCGGTCGGAGCGATGTTGTAGATAACATCGGTCAGGTCTTCACGGTTGCCGATTGCGGCGGTGGAGACAAAAGTATTTGCTGGGGCTGCCATTTTATTTATCCTTTCAGGAATTGTGCAAATGCATTAGCCGCAGAATCAATGCTGCCTTTATTGGCGTGATGTTTCATTGCGGCGGTACGCTGGTCAATTGGGCTGTTCTGGCGAGCAACGCCAGGGCGCTCAACTTTTGGCGGGACTGCTGCAACCTTTTCGCCAGCTTTCGCGGCGCGGGCCAGTAGATCCCGGTACTTCATTGCATCATTTGCCAGCATCATGAATCGGGCATCAAGCAGAATGGTTCCGTCTTCAGGCTTGAACCCACGCTCGATCATGTAAGTTTCCAGCTTGCTCACGCCTTCCTTCATCTTCATCGGGTCTTTCCACTCTGGCATCTTTTCAACCAATGCTTGATGTTGTGCAAGAATGAAGTCCTGATGAGCTTTAGCGCGCTCTTGCTGTTGCTCCTGATCGATCTTTTGCAGTTCTGCGTATGCCGCTTGCGTCTGCTGCTGGCGTGCTTCTTTGCTTTGCGTGAATACGAGGTAGCCGATTGGATCGGCTTGAATCTCATCTGGCGTCCACTTCTGCGCCTGCTGCTCAGCGTGCTGATTTACCATCAGGATTTGCTGCAGGTTTTGAACGTAGGCGTCACGCTCTGCTTTTGCTTTCTGAATCTCAGCCTCAGCAGCTTTGCGTGTTTCAGCAACCTCCTGAGTCTTTTGGGTATAGTCCTTCTGTCGAAGGTTCCCCTTGTGAAGCTCTGCCAGTTCGGCCTTGGTCACAGTGACAGGCTTGCCGTCAACCTCAAAGGTAACGGTGTCGTCAGTAGTTTCCTGGTCGCCCTGCTGTTCATCACCTTGTTCCGCGTTGTTCTGGTTGGCGCTCTCTGCCTCTTCGGCAATCAGGCGCTCCGCTGCGGCTTCCGGATCATTGTTCTGTTGCGGTTCGCTCTCAGCTGGGGCTTCACTACCCAGGAAAGAGGAAAACGCATTTGCAGCGCCAGAAATGCTGCCGTCACCACCACTAGCAGAGCCTTCGCTAGCGGCTTCACGATAGATTCGACGCTTCATGTACATCAGGTTCATACTTGCCTTTCTCCGGTTCCTTCACAGGATTATCGGAACTACTCTTGGTTAGACTTCAATCACTTCGCCTGAGGAAAGCTGATACGAAGGTTTCCCCTCCAATACTTCGATCCCAGAGCCGTTCTTTGCGTAAATCAGCGTTTCCTTTGGCTCAGGATGCCAGATACGAACAACTTGTCGCACTTCATTTTGCGCAGCAGAAACCAGATCTTCGTATTTCACGACCAACCGACCGCTTGCTTCATCCTGTCGGCTAGTGTCTCTTTGTGCCTCAGTTCCGCTCTCGCCAGTTGGCCCGTCTCCAGGCTTGTACGTAGCGTCGCTTCCAGCTTCTGCGCCAACTTCAGCAGTTGGTAGAGCTTCTCTCTTCCTGTATCGTCTCTTGCCGGTGAGTTCGTCCATTGTTCAATCAACTCCTGTTTGATATCTTCAAATGCCTGCGAAAAAGCCTCGTTCTCAAGCACCAAACGGGCTTGATCCCCGTCATAAACGCGTTGTTCAAGCGATTTCATTGCGCGGCTCCCAGGTTTGCTGCGTCTTCAGCAGCCTGCAGCGTTGGGTCATTTGTCTGCCCAGCACTAATCTGCGCAGCAACCAACTTGCCCTGTTCACTGATATCTGCTTGGTATCGCGCAGTCTCAGCTTGCAGCTGCGCCTTGTATTCTTCGCTAGCCAGTTTCTGACGCTCAAGTTCAATGCGGGCCAACTCTTGCTCGTGCTTGTAAAGTTCACGCTGAGCATCGAGTTCTGCTTGCTGTTGCATGCGGATAGTCTGCTGCTCAGCTTCCAATTGCTGGCGGTTACGATCAACTTCCATCTGCGCATTGGCCTTGATCTGCGCCTGGGTTAAGCTGAGCTTCCTGTGCTTTGAACTCCAATTCCTGTTGGAACTTCTGCTGTTCAAACTGCAGCTGCATCACGTTCGGGTCTGGTGCTGGCGGCTTCGGTGGGGCAGTCTCCGGATTGGTGAAGAACTGGTCAGCATCCTTAAACCCAAGTGCCTCTGCGAGCTTTTTGTCTGCGTTGTAGACGTTTTGCGGCGTCGCAATGCCTATCTGCAAGCCCTCTGTCTGCTTCTGCGACAGGAGCGCCAAGTGCTGCACAAGCTGATCCTTGTTCCCTGTGCCGAGACCTACGTTGACGGACAGGGAGAATTGGTTCGTCCATGCGCGCGGATCGATATCCACCCATTTCCCGTTAAGTTTGATCTGCTCAGCCTTGTTCTGGTACTGCGTAACCAGCTTCAGGATCATATTTCCAAGGTCAGTAAAGCCAGTCTCGGCCATGTGGCGACTAATCAGTTCAATACGCGCATCGGCACGGTTGGTGATGATGTTCGCTTGCGTAGCAGTCTGCTGGAGTTGCAGACCATTTCCGCCCTGCGTCTGACGCGTATAACCGGTGGATTCCTCCGCATCTTGCTGCTGCAGTTCAAGCAGCTGCATAGCGCCGGCCATATCGCCGATGCCTTGATCCAGCCGCCCAACAGCTCCCGGGGATTTGACGCGCACCACGCCACCAGGGCGCGAGTTCAGCAGGTCATCCAGATTTACTTGCCCCTCTACGGCAAAGTTACGACCGTTCACCTGCAGATAAACGTTGTCCAGCATCGCTCGCTTCAGAGCTGTCTTGACACGTTGTGGCTCGATAGCCAGATCAGCAGGGCAGGTGCCATAAAATTGGTGAGGCAGAGGGATTGAGCCGAGAGCTACAAACGGCGGCCCATCACACTCGTCATTTGCGAAGATATGTCGGCCAGCCTTCAAAACCTTGCGCCACTCAGGTATGCCATCACCATCCCAATCGACTTGCACATAAGCTTCCATCAGCCAGATTTCGCGCTGGGAATCATCGTAAGTGCCGATATTGTCGTTGTCTCGAAACAGGTCATCCTTGAACTGATCAGCCTCGATACGGTCGGCGTTGTCCTTGGATGTATCGTTGTCGCTTGGAAGATCATCAGGGATCGAATATCCCTGCGAGCGCAGATAGCCGATGGTTCGTTTGAACCTGTGTCCGCAGAATGGCGTATCCATGATTGAGCGGCCTTTCTTGCTCATCACGAATTCCCATGGAGGGACGTTTTCGATGCACAGACGGCCGCCATCCTTACGACGCTTGCATACAACATCGTAGAGCTGCGGTTCTGGAGAGGAGACTATCTGTTGCAGCTGTTGTTGGATCTGCTGCGCTGCCTGTTGAGCCTGCGGGTCTTGAGTAGCAGCTTGGGTTGCCTGCTGTAACTGGGCGGTGAGTTGTTCGATTGCCTGCTGGCGCTGCTTTGCCATCTCCTCATCGGGATATGACTTCTGCTCGACAATCTCTATCTCTGGATCGTCCATCAGCATGGTGATTTGCTCGATAGTCTGGCCGCGATATTCCTCACGGCTTTCAATCATCGAGTCATCCCACCAGACTTTGATAATACCCATCTTTACCTGCAGGGCATCACGAATCCACGTCGCGCCGATTTTGTAGCCTGGATTCTTCTTGCGAAGCAGGTAATTGACATACGCCGAGACTAAAGGTGCTTGCTCTGCGTCTTGCGGCTTGGTTTCCTCAAACTCAAACACATTCTCAGTGCCAAAGAACGTCTTGATGAGCAAAGGCTCCATTCCAAGCACTGTATCGCGAACTGTTGTATCTACGACACGTGAGCGGCCATCAATATCAGGTGGGGACAGATCGCCAATAGGGCGAGCGAAGAAATACGCCTCGTTGCGAGCGCGTTCTGCTTCTAGCTCACCTTGACCGTATCCGTAGGCTTGCGATGCCTCGTGGTCGATCAGAGTTACTAGTTCTTCCTCGGTCAGTCGGTCTTTGGCCATTTTGGTAGTGGGCGCTTCACAGCGTTGCACTTTAGTTGTTACATCACAATTTCTCGCGATTCTACACTGAAATTATCATGCTGTAGAGTATTTTGGAATATTCAGCGTTCCACCCCATGTTTCGTTAGTCATGGATTCGGCATTGACGCACACGTATCTTAGACAGTCGCTTCCGTGACTCCATTCATCATGCATCGGGCCACCTGGCTCATTGGTCTGCTGGTTGATCGATCGACGGTAGCGTTTTGCGCATTGGATCAGTCTGGCGCACTTATCCTTGTCGATGTACATCCTCGGGAATGTCATGCGAACAAGGCGGATACCATCCTCTACGCCCATGTTTGGCGTAATTGCAACATCCCAGCCGAGCGTCTGCATGATTTCCTCGGCGCTCTTCCCTGTCTTGAAGTCTTTGTTTCGGCCATCGTGAGGCAGGTAAAGCTTGCCCCAGTTGTAATTCTTCTTCTTCAACTCGGCAGAGTAGTAATCGAGCGTCTTATGCGAGTCCTCAATGTACTCGATAATCCTCAATTCCGAAGCCTGCTTCTGAACAAGCGATATAGCCATTGCGTCATTCCAGCCTAGGTCGAAGATAACTTGCACCTTCAGCATTGGGTCATATGGAACGTTGCAGATACGCTTTTCTTCCTCGGCCTTGGCTACTTCATCGTAGTAGATAGCGCCAGCGACAGCAGGCATGCATTTACCTTCCCAGATATTCTCGTATTCAGCTTTAGGAAGTGTGGAAAGCGCGTGCAGCCTTTCTTTCTCCAAAACCTCTGGGAACCATTTATTGTCGGTGTAGTTCATCTCGACAATAAGGCAATCTTCAGGGGCATTTGTGACGAATCGATCGTATGTCTCGTCTGACTCCAACTCAGGATTGAAGCTAAGCCATATCTCCGAGCCTTCCTTGCGAATAGTAGGAATGAGCGTTTTCCATGACCGCTTACTTACTGCCTGGGCTTCCTCAACCCAAACAATGTCGCATCCCTCAAAAGACTTGATAGAGTCTACGGTTTGATCCGACAGCCCAGAGAATGAGAATTCAGTCCCATTAGCGCCGCGAATCTCGTTCTCTAATACTTGATAGA